CTAGCTCATCATTTATAAGTGGTAGTAATGGATTATTAGAAATATCGTCTAGTAATTTTTCTTTAGATTCAAATGGATTTGTAACAGCAGGAAACTTTTCAGAAAGGGTTATTACTATCGATGACACTAATTCTGGATCATTTTTACGACATTTAAATGGAGCTTCTGAACCTACTGGTTCGATAGATGCACAAAAAAATATTGTATTTGATGGTTCATTGGGTGGAACTGTTATGATGAATTGTGTTTTAGACGTTACTGCGGGATTCATAATAAAAGACATAGAAGTTGCAAATACAGGTTCGATTACATTTAATAATGTAGATATTATAATACAAACAAAAGGAATGCGATTTGATGATACTACAATAAATTCTAGTACCGCTGCCGCATTTCCAGCAGCTACATCATAGGAGATTAATAATGGCAAACATTGATATAACAGGAGGTATAACTTATCAATTTGCAAGAATACAAGGCAATACTATAATATTAGATTCTGATGATCATAGTCATGCAGTAAAGACATTTGCAAATAAAATACACATAACTGGGTCTAACGTCCCTACAGTAGCATTACAAGTTGATTTAAATACTAGCGGGTATATACATTTACAAAGACCGGCTACTTCTACTAGTACTAATCCAATATTAAACCTGCAGAATAATACTAACAGTGGTTATTGTTATATGAAATTTCAAGGCGATGATATATGGTCCATGGGTGTATATAACGACACTACTGCTGATGACAGACATTTTAAAATTGTTAATAGTTCATTATTAGGAAGTACTAATGATGGCACCACCGTAGGATTTTCAGTAGCCCCTAGACGTTCTTCATCTCCCAACGCAATGCCAGTATTTATGCCACATTTGAATTCAGGTACCGGCACAAATTATTTAAAATATAATACCACCGGTGGAGAATTAACATATCAAACTTCTACACAAAAAAATAAAAAAAATATTACGTCACCGCCTTCAAAAATTTACGATACCATTTTAGCATTACAGCCTAGATATTTTGAAATGAAAGATCCTAATGATAACAAACAATATCTGAGTTTCATAGCAGAAGAAACAGCTGCGGTATCACCTAAGTTTTCGACATATGCGGAAGATTTTGATTATGATGATAAAGGAATAAATAGAAATAAAGAATTGCTTAGTGATAAACTAGTACCAATGGATATTGACGAACGAGCTATTATTGCTGCATTAGTAGGAAAGATACAAGATTTAGAAAATAGAATAAAAACACTAGAAAACAACTAACGAATATTTATATAAAATGAATAAAACTATAGTACTTTTTCCAGGAGGGTTCAAACCATTAACCGGAGCCCATTTAGCATTAGCAAATCGTTATGCTCAATCTTCTAATGTAGAACGGGTAATAATGTTGATTGGACCAAAAGAACGAGACAGTGTTAGTAGAAAAGATACTGCTGAAATCTTCAATCTAATTAATAGTAATCCAAAAATTGTAATGCAACCTACTAATTACAATTCTCCAATTATGGCTGCATATGAATACTTATTTGCATTACCAGAAACAGACAACGGAACATATGCAATGGCCGCATCAAAAAAGGGCGATGATTATGCTCGTACTATGAGTTTTGGGAGCAACGTAGAAAAATACAAAACAGTTGGAGATAAAGGCGGTAGAAAAATGCCAGCTGGTATCAAAGTTAATCCACTCGAAATTGATGTAGATCCGTTAGCATACGCAGACGGAACTCCTATTTCTGCTAGCACAGTAAGAAAAGCAATTGCAGAAAAGGATTATGAAACATTTGCAGCATCATATCCGGGTACTAAAGAAGCAATTGTTAAAAATATTTGGCAAATGTTAACCGGAGTACAAGAATCAGTATTTAGTAAGAATTGGTGGGGACAACAATTATCTGAAGATATAGATGAAGTGATTGAAGGATATCAAACTCCTAAAATGGCTAAAGCTCATGACAAAAAAATAAAGAAATTAAAAAAGTTTCTGGATAAGAGTAGAGGAAAAGAATTTGTTTATGACTTTAATAATTTTAGTAAAACGGTATTTGGTGCTCCTATAAAAGAATCTTTAATAACTGAAGGTGGTGCTGGAGGTCATATGAATCATCCATATGATGCTTATGGTTTAACTTTTAATGATATGAAAGAAATTGTTTCTAGAGCATTAGAGGGACGATTAGACATAGAACAAGAAGTAACAGAAAAGACTGATGGTCAAAATATTCAAGTAACATGGAAAAATGGAGAACCTGGATTTGCTCGTGGAGTGAAAACAATTAGAAACCCAATGACAACATCAGAAATTATTGCTAGCTTTGAAGAAAAATATCAGAAAATAGTTGATGAAAGTGGTGTAGATGCCGCAGAAGGATATAAATCAGTAGTAGAAGCATATACCGAAACAGCTGCAGACTTAACAAGTGCTTTAAGTAAATTATCACCACGCACATTGCAGTCTATATTTAAAAATGGACGTGTTTTTGCTAACATGGAAATTATTTACCCGGCTACTAAAAATATTATTGCATATGAAACTGCAGTATTACAATTTCATAATTTAGTAGAATATGATGAATCAGGAAAAGTTGTGCAGACAGACTTAACTGGTGGTACTACATTACAAAAAGTAATTCAAGATGCAAATGCACATTTACAAAAGACATTTTCATTTATACCTCCTAATAAAATGAAGCTAGGACAAATTGAAGATTTTGAAGATAAACAAAATGCATTCTTTGCTGAAATTGATAGTTTAAAAAATCAATTTGGACTAAAAGAAACAGATACCGTTTCTGAATATCATAAAGCTTGGTGGAAAAATATAATACAAGAAAAGGCAGATCAACTAGGATATGATATAACCGATGAAATAATAGAGTTATTAACATACCGATGGTCATTTGGAGATAAATCTACTAGTATTACTAAAATTAAAAAATTGATTGACAACGATCAATTTGCTGAGTGGGTTTCTGCATTTGATAAAAAAGATTTTAAATTATATCGTAAACAAAATATACAACCATTTGAATCTATATTCTTAAGACTTGGAGCCGTTGTATTAAAAAACATTAAAAACTATCTTGCAGCAAATCCAAATGCAGCAGTTCAAGATATAAAACGAAGTATAGCAAACTTAACTAAACAATTACAAACATCAGACAACATTGAAACTATTAACAAATTAGAAACTGAGCTTAAGAAAATAGAACAAATTGGAGGCTTCGATACTATAGTTCCAATTGAAGGCATAGTATTCACATACGGAGGTAACACGTATAAACTAACAGGCTCATTTGCTCCAGTCAATCAGATACTAGGAGTGTTAAAATACGCAAGGTAATATTTATATTAAATAAACGGATAACACAATGGCAGAAAAACATAAAACAAAGTATAAATCACCAAAAGATTTAGAAAAATCAACAAAACCAAATACTCGTAAAGATATTAAAGATTATACCGGTGAGGAAGCTCATGGCATGGTTCCTAACTTATCAAAAGGAGTACAGCCATTAGTAGTAAGAAAATATGCTACTGATGTTTTAGATGACGTTGAAAATATGGTTCCTAAAATTGTAGACCACATTTATAAAAAAGTTGAAGAAGGAGAATATTCTCCAGAACATGCTCGAAAAGTATTTGAAAAAATGCAATTAGCAGGAACTGAAGAATATATTAAAAAATTAGAACGAATTGATCATGTAGCTATTACTAACTCATTAGTGAAACCAGAAAATGAAGAAACTCTTAAAGAGTCAATATCAAAATTATCTGAAGAGCAAAAAGAGCAAGTAATTAGAAAATATGTTAGAAATAAAATTGCTAAAATATTAAGAGAAAGTTATGTATTCGAACAAGAAGATGCAACAGACACAGATACACCAGAACCTGCAGATGTAGACGTTGATACTCCAGATACAGATGCACCTGACGTAGATGTACCAGAAGTAGAAGCAGGCGCAGAAGTAGACGCAGATGCTGAAGCAGCAGTCGACTCTGATACATCGTCACCAGCACCAGCATCTTTTTCAGGAGGCGGAGGTTCTAGTTCACCTAGTCCATCACCAACACCGACCCCAACATCAACTGATACTGCCGACACCACATCTGACACATCATCTACTGACACAGTTAGCAAAATGAAAGCATCAGTTGATTCATTTGTAGCCGATATAAAATCAAAATTAGCAAATGCTACTCCAATTGAAGTTGCACCAGAAGTTGTGCAACCAATTAAAGATTTAATAAAAGGCATGACTGCAAAAAAGTCTAAAGAATTTAAAAAAGCAATCGCAACAGCAATGAGAAATGCAGATATTAAATTACCGTCTCCATCTCCATCTGACGATTATACTGAAAATTAAACATAAAAGGTTATGGCAAAAACAAACAAGTTACAAAACATCAAAGCCGTTCAACAAATGATTGACGGTACTCACAAATTCCAAACAAAAAAGACTGTTGGATTCAGTGACGCTGATGCAACGAAAAAAAGAAATGAACATCATGATATTGGAGATATCTGGGAAGATGTTGATGCTAATGGTAATATTACCATAGTAGAACAATTTGATGGATTCAGAACAAGAAAACCAAAAAATTCAGAAGTACTTAGTGAAGTTCGAGAAGAACTAAGATCATATGCTAAATGTCCAAAAGATACATGTACTTGTGATCCTAACTATTATCTTAATCAAAAAATGAGAGCAATTCACGGAATGTGTTTTGACTGTGTTATTGATATGGAACATGAACTCAAAAAAACTGATGACTTTGAGGAATATGCTAATAAAAAAATAGAAGCTAATGCATTAGCATGGTTAAAAAAAGCAGAACAAGATGTTGATATGTTAAGAGAGGCATATACTAAAGCATCTCAATTAGTTATTAACGGTGAAGGTGAAACTGAAACATGGGCTGCACAAATGACACCAGAAGAATTTGAAGAAAAAATCACAAAAGGATTTGAGTCATATAAAATAGACTTTTTAAATAAATTAAATAAAACAGTTACGGGAGAAACAAAATGAAAATTTGGAACACTATTAAATCATATGGTAAATGGATCATTGGTGGAATTATAGGATTATTAGCTTTAATTGCAGCAATTGGAAAATTACGCAATCGAAAAACAGTAGAAAAAATACAAGAAAAGATTGACGATAACACAAAAAAAATTGAACGTGTTAAAGGCAAAGAAGATCAAGTTAAAACACAAAAACGACAAGTAAAAAAAGAATTGACAGAATTAAAAGAAACTGTTAAAAAAACAAAAGCTACTAAAACAGCAAAACGTAGGCCTGGGCGTCCAAAGAAAACCACATCACAAGCAAAACATAACATTGTTTCAAAAACTAAGAGAAAACGATGAAACAATTAATACTTGTATTATTATTTCCAATAGTTGGATTCAGTCAAACAGTAGTTGACACATGTTTTACAGAACAACAAATACATGATATATCAGAAACTTTAGATGAATTATATTATAAAGATTCAGTTAATACTCAACTATTAAATCAACAAACAGCTGTTATCGATAAACAAGATGAACTAATCAAATTAGATTCATTGCAATTGGTATATAAACAGCAACAAATTGATTTATTAGAAACTAACATAAATTTATATATTGAACAACAAAAAAAGTTACAACCTAAATGGTATAATAATAAAGTTGTTTGGTTCGGCGCTGGTATTCTCACAACAATACTAACTGGCAAATTTATTGTAGGGGTAATTCAATAATGTCGCAACCTAGCATAAAACAAATAATACAGCAACAATATCAAATGTGTGCTGCTGATCCAGTATTTTTTATGCGGCAATATTGTTATATACAACATCCTAAAAAAGGAAAAATTAAATTTAATTTATATCCATTTCAGGAAGATTCATTAACCAATTTACAAGACAATAGATACAGTGTTATTTTAAAATCTAGGCAGTTAGGTATATCAACTCTATCTGCTGGGTTTGCACTATGGAGCATGTTATTTCAAGAAGACTTCAACGTGTTAGTTATTGCAACCACACAAGAAGTAGCAAAAAATCTTGTAACTAAAGTTAGGGTAATGCATGACAATTTACCTAGTTGGTTAAAAGGAACTATTGAAGCTGATAATAAATTATCGTTAAAATTTAAAAATGGATCACAAATAAAAGCAGTTTCTTCTGCGACAACGGGTGCACGTTCGGAAGCATTATCACTATTAATAATAGATGAAGCTGCATTTATTCGAAATATCGAAGAAATATGGATAGCATCCCAAGCAACACTATCAACTGGTGGTGGGGCTATTGTATTATCTACTCCAAACGGTATAGGTAACTGGTTTCATAAAACATGGGTTGATGGAGAGACAAATCCACAAACAGAATGGAACAATATAAAGTTACATTGGACAGTTCATCCAGATCGTGATCGAGAATGGAGAGATAGGCAAACACAATTATTAGGCGAACGTGGAGCAGCTCAAGAATGTGATTGTGATTTTGTCAGTTCAGGTCACACTGTAATTGATGGTAATATATTAGCAGAATATGAAGCTACATGCACTGATCCTATAGAAAAACGAGGACATGATCATGGTTATTGGGTTTGGGAATATCCCGATTACTCAAAAAATTATATGGTAATTGCGGATGTTGCCCGAGGCGATAGTGCTGACTGGTCCACGTTTCATGTAATCGAAGTAGAAACAATAACACAAGTAGCTGAATATAAAGGTAAAATACCCCCAAAAGATTTTGGTAACATGTTAGTTACTGTTGCTACAGAATGGAATAATGCATTACTGGCAATTGAAAATGCTAATATAGGTTGGGCCGCAATTCAACCAGCACTAGATAGAAATTACGAAAATTTATTTTATACATATAAAGATGATGGTTATGTCGATGTAGATGTCCAATTACAAAAAGGATATGATATGAAAGACAAATCAAAAATGGTACCTGGTGTATCTACTACTAGCAGAACACGACCATTAATGATATCAGCATTAGAAATGTATATGCGTGAAAAAACTCCAATAATACGAAGTAAACGACTCATACAAGAACTATTTGTCTTTCATTGGTTAAATGGCAAAGCTCAAGCACAAAGTGGTTATAATGACGATTTAACTATGGCATTTTGTATTGGGTTATGGTTGCGTGACACATCATTAAAATTACGACAACAAGGAATTGATCTAAACAAACGAGCATTATCCCAATTCCAAAAAACAGATAGTGTTATTTATACAGGTAAAAATAAACCTAGAGACTCTGGTTGGGATTGGAATAATGGTAAATCTGACGAAGGATTAACTTGGTTATTGTAAAAAATGCTTGGATCTTAAAGTACTTATATTTATAATAAAAGAAAATACCATATGGCTTCTTTAAGAAAACGGTTAAGAAATCTATTCAGTACAAATATAATTGTAAAGAATGTTGGAAACAACAAACTACGTGTACTAGATACTAATAGATTACAATCAGATGGAAATTTAGCAAAGAGTAAAATTTCTGACAGATATACAAGATTACATGGTGCTAATCGACATAAGATTGGCGGAATGAATGGTGGATATGATTCTAATTATTATATGCATCAAAATCGTATGCAGTTATATACTGATTACGAAATGATGGATAAAGATCCAATTATCCATTCAGCATTAGACATATATTCAGATGAGTCTACATTAGAAGATCAATTTGGTGATATATTAACTATTAAAACTAATGATAGTAAAATACAAAAAATACTTTATAATCTATTCTATGATATATTGAATATCGATTTCAATATGTGGTCATGGATTCGTAACGTGACAAAATATGGCGATTTCTTTTTAAAATTGGATATTGCTGATGAGTTAGGAGTAATTAATGCTAGACCACTTTCTAGTTATGAGATTGAACGATATGAAGAATATAATAGTGATACTGGTGAATATGAAATAAAATTTAAACACTTATCAACACATGAAGAGTGGTATGATGTTTTTGAGATCGCTCACTTTAGATTATTATCTGATTCAAATTTCTTACCATATGGTCGTTCAATGCTAGAAGGAGCAAGGCAAGAATTCCAGAAACTAACAATGTTAGAAGATGCAATGCTTATTCATAGAATAATGCGAGCTCCAGAAAAACGTATTTTTAAAGTTGATATTGGAAATATTCCTCCAAATGAAGTAGACACATTCATGCAACAAATCATCGATAAGATGAAAAAAATACCACATGTAGATCAAAATACCGGAAACTATAATCTTAAGTTTAATCTTAATAATATGCTTGAAGATTATTTTTTACCAGTACGGGGTGGACAGTCATCAACACAAATAGATACATTACCAGGTATGACTTGGACCGGTACTGAAGATATCGAATATGTAAAAAATAAAATGATGGCTGCTTTAAAAATACCTAAACCATTCTTAGGTTACAGTGAAGGGGTTGAAGGAAAAACATCATTAGCTTCCATGGATATTCGTTTTGCTAGAACAATTGAACGAATTCAAAAAATTATAACATCTGAACTTTATAAAATTGCAATCGTACATTTAGCATCACAAGGATATGAAGGTGAAGACTTAATTAATTTTGACTTAGCATTAACATCTCCGTCTATTATATATGATCAACAAAAAGTTGCATTAATGAATGAAAAGATACAACTTGCTAATACAATGAAAGATAGTAAATTAGTATCAGATAAATATATATATGAATACATATTTAACATGTCCGAAGAACAATGGTTACAAGAAAGAACCAATGTTATTGAAGATTTAAAATTACGTTTCCGTCAAAATCAAATTGAACAAGAAGGTAATGATCCAACTATAACAGGTGCATCATACGGAACACCCCACGACTTAGCATCAATGCATATGAGCTCCGACGATGTTGAGGAAAAAGATAAAGGTGGTCGACCTAAAGAAGGAATCAAATCAGGCCAGCACGCCAATGAATTTGGATGGGATCCAACTGGTAAGAAAACGTTAGATCAAGCATTTAATATAAAAAATCAAACGAATGCATTTCAGCCAGATGTACGTCAAAGAAAATTATCAATGACATCTGAACAAAAAAATGTTTTAAATTATTTTAAGAATCAAAAAAGACAAAAAATCATAGCAGAAACAATAAATCCTGAAACAAAAGACACAGATTCAGGAACAATGTTAGATGAAAACAATATTTTATAAATTTGTCCATATTTATTAATAAATAAAACTACTGGCACCAGTATGAAAAAATTGAAACATTCGAAATATAAAAATACCGGCATCTTGTTTGAGATGCTTGTAAGGAAACTTACATCAGAAACAATGTCATCTGACAAAACAGTAACAATTGATATTATCAAAAAATATTTCGGTAAAAATACAGAACTATCAAAAGAACTTAATTTATATAATTCACTAATTAAAGAACAACATAAATCTGAAGCAAGAGCATTAGAATTTATG